AGTCACTTCATCTTTTTTTAAAAATATGGACCAAGAATTAGAATTTGGAGCAGAAGCATATAGAGCTGTCACAGGGAAAAACGTCACCCCACAAGAGCTTCTTGAGAGAGACATGGCTGAATATCTGTATTTTCAAGAAAATGATATGAATCCTGGCATGGTCGAATTTGCAACAGAAAAAATGGGAGAAGTCCCAGTTCATTCAGCTTTGGAGGATGTTGCCGAGATTGCTGAAGAGAGTCCTGAGTTTTTAGGGACACTTCAGAAATACATGGGACAGGCTGATGTTTATGAATATGGATCTCAATATGGTGATGAAATAACACCTAGACTTTTTATGGCAGAGAATCCAGAAAAATTGTTCCCGATGCATAAACCAACATATCAAGTTCCTTCTCCTCCCAATGATTATAACCCTGCAGACGTTGCAGAGTGGATAGAATCAAAAGGAATACGAGAAACACAATATTACAAAGATTTAGTTAAAGCTGGAGATTCTGAATGATGCCCTCACTCTCCAGAGCGATTGTTGACTTCTGGAGAAGAGGAGGATAAACAATGAACAGGTCGTCTTTCCCGTCACTTATATCCAAAGGAGGATCCAAAATGAAACATGGGATGAAGAAGAAAACTATGAAGAAAAAGAAGAAAGGGTACTAGTGCCCAAGGAAAAGACCGAAGAAGTTGTTGAAGTTTTTGTCACTGGTGTTTCTATGAGTGGTGGCGGTGGAATAGGATTGGAAAGCGATGATCGATCTGATCAGAGAGATCAAGAAGCAGATCCGGCTCCAGAAAACAGCGATAGCTAGCGAGATGGTTGAAGGCCGCATGAGCGACTTTCAATCGTACAGCAAAAACGTCGGGATTGCGGAAGGCTTAGAACAGGCTTGCGCATTGATCGATGAAACGATGAAAAAAATGAATCAGGAGGATGAATAATCATGTCTCATCCGCATGCAAAAGACCTCATCACAGATGAGCAGACCAATGCGACGTTAGGGTCGCACCAGTTCCCCAAGCCACTGGGCTGGAAAGTATTGGTTCAGCCTAATCAAGCCAAGGCTAAAACAAAAGGTGGCATTTTCCTTCCGGAAAGCTCCAAAGACAATGAAGAATACCTCACAGCCCACGGCACAATTCTTGCGATGGGTGAATTGGCGTATCGAGACCGTGACACAGGCCAAGCATGGAAAGGCCAGTGGCCAACAGAGGGAAACTCTGTAACATACGGCAAATACGCAGGTCAAAAATTAACAATCAACGGCGTCAAGATGCTGCTGCTTAATGATGACGAGATCACATCGGTCTTGCCAGAAGGCGTCAGCATTGCAGCGTATGTGGAGTGAGGTAAGCCATGAATGAAAGTGTAGTTCTCGAAGAGCTCGAGAAAGAAATCGCTGAGGCCAAGAAAACTTCTGGCCAAGACGACAACTTTGAAATTGAAGTCACAGATGAGTCTGATTCCCCAGAGGAAAAGCAAGAAGCTGTGAAAGAAGACACCGAAGAAGAATACAGCGGCAAAGTCCAAAAGCGAATCAAAAAGCTAGTGGACCAACGCAGAGAAGCTGAGGTTCAGGCTCGCCAGTACCAAGAAGAAACAGCGCAGCTGAAGTCTCGTCTTGAGCGTCTTGAAAAAGGCAATGAGCACCAAGCCCAAGATCAATTCAACACGCGATACAAGCAGACTCGTGCTGCTCTTTCCAAAGCTGTTGAAGAAGGCGACACAGAAGCTCAAGTGTCTTTCAGCGAGCAGTTGGCCGACATGAGAGCAGCCATGCGAGTCGCTGAGATGCAAAGGCAGATGGCCCAGCAACAAGCAGCCTCCCCAACTGTGGGTCGCGCAAAACAGGCCGCTCAGAATCCCCCTCCGCAAAAAGCAATGAGTTGGTGGGAGAAAAACAGATGGTTCGACAGCAATGGTTTTTCGCGGGAAACAGCCGCAGCCAGAGCGATTGATGTGCAGTTGGACCTCGAAGGATTTGACAAAGAATCTGACGAATATTACGATCAGTTAGATTTTCGTTTACGAAACGTGTTTCCCGAGCTAAACTCGGGGAAAGTGCAAGGCAAACCACGAGCAAAAAGCAGAGCACCAGTAGCGCCAACTGCAGGCGGTTCAGGAGCACCTCGCACAAATGGCAGGACAAGAATGACTCAAGATCAACTCCGAATGGCCAGAGAGCTGGGCATCACTGACGAAAAAGGGCTGAAGCAATATGCAGCTGAAATTCAAAAACAGGCAAGGAGCTAAGTCATGACAAAGTCCCGCAATGTACGCGCAGCTGAGACTCGCGAAGAAGTCCGTGCAGAAGAGGCTCGTCCTAAGACTGCATGGAAACCACCATCGTTGTTAGATGCACCGAAGCCTCGTCCTGGCATGGTCCAACGATGGGTAACAACCTCGATTCAGGGTAAAGACTCGCCAGACAATGTATACAAACGTATGCGCGAAGGCTGGTCACCACGCTCTGCTGACTCCGTTAAAGATGAGTTGTTCCCGACCATCAACCACGGCCAGTGGGCAGGTTCTATTGGAATTGAAGGAATGCTGCTCTGTGAAATGCCTATTGAAGACCGAGCCTCTCAAAAGGAATGGTACAACAAAAGGAATTTAGAGCAGAACGAATCAATTGCAGGAGAGCTTGATGCGTTAGGACGCAACAATGGGCAACCGATTTATCAAGATCGGAAGTCTGAAGTTAGTCGTGGCAGATCGGTTTCTGTCATGAATGATTAACCTTTAACGCTAAGGAGCGATAATATGGCAAACGTAGATGCCGCATTTGGGTTCGTCCCAGTTCGCCACATGAGCGGTAATGCACCTCGTGCAAATAAGTATACCATTACGTCTGGTTTGGCTGAGAACATCTTCACTGGTGATCTTTGCATTCTGACTGCAGATGGGGTCATCACACCTCACACTGCAACAGAAACCAACAACATTGGTGTATTTGCTGGGGTGTCTTATACCGCTGCAGATGGCTCGTATGTTTACAGTGAATATTGGCCATCAGGCACAGTTGCTACAGACATTATAGCATATGTGTACGATGATCCATACACCGTATTCAAAGTCCAATCAGACGGTGCTCCTGCCGTGACCAATATCGGCAACTGTGCTGATGTTGTCGCTGGGGCAGGGTCCACGCTGACTGGTAACTCTGCATTTGAGTTGAATTCTACAATGGGCACAGGGACTGCTTCTTGCAAGATCATTGCTCTGTATGATTCTCCTGACAATGCTTTTGGCACAAATGCTGTGGTTGAGGTGCTCATCAATGAGCACATACTCAAAGCCACTGCTGGCATATAGGAGGGTCTGAACGATGGCAATGAATAGAGCATCATTTGCAAAAATGCTTGAGCCAGGACTGAACACTCTCTTCGGTCTTGAGTACGACAGATACCCAGAAGAATATGCTGCGGTGTTTGAAAGCAACACCTCGCAGAAGGCATTCGAAGAAGATGTCTTGTTGCAAGGTTTTGGCAACGCTCCCACTAAAAATGAAGGTGCGGCTGTGTCTTATGATGCTGCTTCGCAACAGTGGACTGCACGTTACCAGCACGAAACGATTGCCTTGGCATTCTCGATCACCGAGGAAGCTGAAGAAGATGGCCAATATGGCTCAATCGCTTCTCGCTACACAAAAGCTCTTGCGCGGTCGATGGCTTCGACCAAAGAAATCAAGGCTGCTAACGTCTTGAACAATGCGCAAGCTGCTGGGTTTACTGGTGGCGATGGTCAAACTTTGTTGAGTGCTTCTCACCCAACCCAGAATGGCAATCAGTCTAATGTCCTTGCGACGGCAGCGGATCTTTCAGAGACTTCTTTAGAGTCAATCTTGATTCAAATCTCTGATATGAAAGACGACCGTGGTCTTCGGATTGCCGCTCAAGGCACTCAGTTGATAATCCCGACAGCTTATCAGTTTGTTGCGGAGCGTCTGCTGGAGTCAACACTCCGGACAGGCACAGCTGACAATGACCTTAACGCGATTAAGTCCGGCGGCTATCTGCCCAAAGGCTATCACGTCATGCGTCGTTTGACTGATGCCGATGGATTCTTTGTGCAGACTGATGTCCCTGATGGACTGAAGATGTTCCAAAGGTCGCCTATGAAAAAAGGCATGGAAGGTGATTTTGAGACTGGTAATGTCCGCTACAAAGTTCGCGAGCGTTATTCTTTCGGCTTCACTGACTGGCGTGGTGTCTTCGGATCTGAAGGCGCAGCATAAAATTTGGGGAGGGCAAAATGTCCTCCCTTTTCCATCCTGACAGCAACAGCTGACTTAACCCAGACAGGAGAATTACAATGGGTACAACAACATTCTCAGGCCCGATAAAATCAGGCACGATAAAAGAAACCAGCGGCACGACAGTCGGCTCCGACATGAAGAACACAGGTTTTGCTGTTCTTTCGCAAACAGCAGCCATTGACCAAACTGCCACGACCACAACAACAAATATCATAATCCCAGCAAACAGCCAGCTGATATCCATTGATGTCACTGTGACCACAGCTTGGAGTGGTGGGGCAACGACTCTTGGCCTTGGTGGTGTTGGCGCGGCAACCTCTCTGACTGCTGCTGGAGCAATCCAAGGCAATGCCGTCGGGATTGTCGCTGCTAGTCCTGGAACAGATGCAACTCGCACATCCAAGTGGCTCAACACAGGCACAGGCGATCATAGGTTGATCGTGACCACAGCTAACACAGGCAATGGTGTTGGTGCTGTGACGGTTGTTTATGCTCAAAGCAACAACGTCACATAAAATTGTTTGGTGGGTGTAAAGCCCACCAATAATTTACAGGAGGGTCATAGATGGCTAACATTACAAGTGTGAAGACGATTACTGAAAACACCAACGAAGTAGTCATGGCATTCCAATTGCAATATGTTGACACTGCGGATGAAGATGCTGTAAAAAAAGTTGATGTTTCAACTTTGGCAAAGAATGCCAATGGACAGTCTTGCAATTCTGTCAGTCTTTTGGAGTGTTGGTGGGTTATTCAAGGCATCACCGTTATGGTTGAGGCAGACGCAAGCACAGACATCATAATGATGCATATGGCAGCTGATGACATCGGATACCAAGACTTCAGCAAGTTTGGCGGACTGCCATCAACTGTAGAATATGGCAGCACAACTGGCGATGTCATGTTCACGACAACTGGCCTTGGAGCTGTTGGCGACACATACAACATTATCTTGCGGATGAAAAAACACTACGCATAGGAAAAGTGAATGGCGACATCTAACACATACGCTTTCCGGCCCGATGTTGAAGAGATAATCGCTGAATCATTTGAGCGGTGCGGAATAGACGACGAAACTCGGACAGGCTACCAAGCCAAAGCAGCTCGCAGGAGCCTTAATTTGCTTTTCAGCGAGTTTGCTAACCGTGGCATAAATTATTGGGCTGTCCAGAATAATACGTTAGCTTTGGTAAAAGACCAAACAGCTTATACATTGCCTGTCGGGACGATAGACTTTATTGATGTTGTGATACGCCAAACAACTGGGGGCACAACAACTGACACAACAATCCAAAGAGTCAGTATATCAGAATACAACCAACTTCCAAACAAATCTTCTTCTGGCAAACCAAGCCAATATATGTTGGACAAGCAATACACCCCAACAATCAATGTTTGGCAAGTCCCAGACAGAACAGATTACAGTCTGGTTTATTGGTCAATAAACCAACTCGAAGATATAACAGCCAGCAACCAAGATGCAGACATTCCTTACAGATGGACAGATTGCCTTTGTGCTGGGCTGGCGAGCAAGTTGGCAATGAAATATGCTCCTGATAAATTTAACTTGTTGAATCAGGTTTATGAAAGAGCATTCGAGTTTGCAGCTGCGACAGACAATGATGGTGTTTCAATGAGAGTTCGGCCGAAAGGATTGAATCTTATCTGATGGCAAGAGTTAAGTATGCAAAAGGCAAACGATCTTTAGCGATCAGTGATCGCTCTGGACTACGTGTGCCTTATACTCAACTCAAGACAACTTGGGATGGCCTCAGAGTTTCTCCAGAAGATTGGGAGCCGAAGCAGCCGCAGTTGACTCCTGCGAAAAATGTCGTTGATGCCACAGCTCTTTTCAGCCCAAGGCCAGATAACGATCCAGAGAATGCTGAAATATTCATCGGATTCAATTATGATCCATTCGTAGATCCTCGTCAAAGACCAGGAGTTGGGACAGCCGGAAAAGCATCTTCTGGATATATCTCTTTGTTCATCGACATCAATCATCCAGTCTCTGGTGTGGCTGGTGATGGTGAGGCAACAGGGGAAGTTGGTGAGGCATCATCTTTCGCAACAGGATCTTCTGGGGTGGGCAGCGTCGCCGTAGATGTTTCTCAAGTTGTCACGCTGGCAGTGACAGTGCAAAATGTTGGCGGGGCAAACAAATACTTTGTCGCTGGTGTTCAGCAAGACACGCTGGAGCTTATGGAAAGCAGGACTTATTATTTCGATCAGTCCGACAACACCAACTCTGGACACCCATTGAGATTCAGCACAACACCCAATGGAACCCATGGTGGAGGCAGCGAGTACACAACAGGAGTGACAACATCAGGCATCCCAGGAAATGCTGGAGCTTATACTCAAATAGTCATCGCAGATGGCGCACCAACACTTTATTATTATTGCACAAACCACAGCGGAATGGGAGGTCAGGCAAATACACCAGCCTTCGCATCTGTTTCTGTTGAATTAGCAAGCAATCCAGATGGCGCGGCTGGCGTTGGCAATGTAGGTGTTGAAGTTCCAGCAGCTCATGTCACTGGTGTGTCCGCAACTGGAGGGGCAGGGTCTGTCGGCGTAGAGATTCCATCAGTGATTCCTCATCCTTCTGGAGTTTCCGGTGTTGGATCAACAGGAACTGAAGTTGTCCAAGTTTCAGCTCTGCCATCTGGGGTCGAAGGATCTGGATCAACAGGAACTGAAGTTGTCCAAATTTTAGCCCTGCAGTCTGGCTCCGCAGGATCTGGAGCTGTTGGATCTGAAGTCCCCGAATCTCATGCTGCTGTTTCTGGGTTGGCTGGCAATGATGGAATTGGATCCTCTGGCTTTGAATTGGCCAAGCCTCAATCTGGGGTTGGTGGAAGCGGTGATGTTGGGGTCGAAATCCCATCTGCACACCCAACTGGGGTTGGTGGAGGAGGGGCAACTGGGTCTGTTGGCATTGAATCTGTAGAAATTTCCATTCCAGAGTCAGGTGTAAGCGGCGATGGGGAGGTTGGAACCGGAGTTGTGGTTGCTGATTTGCAGGCTGGTGTTGCTGGTCAAAGAGGAACAGCAGCAACTGGCTCTGTTTCTCTGGAAACCAATGAAACTGGCACAGGCGTTTCTGGCACAGGCGGCGTTGGCAACGAGGTTGTTGAGCTTGTCCAAAATCAAATTGGCTCTTCCGCATCTGGCTCTGTTGGATCAGAGCAACTAGAGATTCAAGCAACACCCTCCGGCGCAAGTGGTTCGGGGGAAGTTGGCAACGAGGTTGTTAACCACGACACAACTATAACAGAAACTGGGGTCAGTGGAACAGGAGCAGTTGGATCAGAAACACCAGAGATATCACCCGTTGAAACTGGGGTCAGTGGAACAGGCGGTGTTGGAAGTGCTGTGCCAGAAGAGCAGTTTGGCTGGGGAATTGAAGCTTGGGGTGATGGGACTTGGGGTGACATTGCTGGCAGACCACATCCATCCGGTGTAAACGGCACAGGTGGTGTTGGGACAGCCACTGTCTTGCTGATAACAACTTGGGGTCAAGGCGGCTATGGCGAAGGAACGTGGAATTGAGGATGAATAAATGAATTATACAGAGCTAAAAGCCAACATCCAAAATTTTCTAGAAGACGATTCAACTGAGTTCGTCGCCTCAATCGACACAATAATATCGCAAGCTGAAGAGATGGTATTTCAGCGACTGCCAAATATGCCTTGTTTCCGACAGACATCGTCTGCTGCAAATTTGGTTATTGGCCAGAGCCAATACACAATTCCCACAGCAAGAATGATCCGGCAGGTGTCCATAACAGACACTAATGTCTTGACGTATCTCGACCACAGAGTTGATTCTTACATCAGAGACTATTGGCCCAATGCCACGACGCAAGGCACCCCACGAATGTACAGCACAAATAGCGCAGGAACAGCTGGAACGATCATTACATTGGCACCAACCCCATCAACAGCGTTGGCCTATAGCGTAGATTTTATTGCCCCTGAGACGGGGTTAAGCAATGCGAATCCAAATACTTGGATTGCAACAAATGCATCAACAGTTCTACTTTCTGCGGCTCTGTTTGAGGCATCGGCGTTTTTGAAAGCGCCAGAGACTCTTTCTCTCTATAAAAGTCAACTTGACGAAGCAGTCCAGTTCACAGTACAAGAGATGCAAAGGAACTATACAGCAGAATATAATGGAGGCATATAATGGCTATCACACAAGCAATGAGTACACTCTTTAAAAAAGACGTCATGTTGGGCGACCACCATCTAGACAGCGACAATGTTTATATTGCGCTGTATACGAGCAGCGCGACATTGAGTGCGGCGACAGATGGTTACATAACCAGCAATGAAGTTGCCAACGGCAATGGTTACACCACTGGCGGTGTTGCATTGGCAAGCAAGGCAGTAACAGAAAACAGCACCAGTGGTGTTTTTGATGCGGCTGATCCAGAATGGACAAGCGCAACATTCACTGCTCGTGGTGCTTTGATCTACAACAAAACACTGGGCGATGCATCTTCAAACTCAAGAGGTGCGATTGCCATCCTTGATTTTGGCGGTGACTTCTCTGTTTCTGGTGGTACGTTTAAAATTGTATTCCCAGCAGCGACTGCAAACAATGCAATTGTAAGGATCGACTAAAATGGCTTCAACCTATGTAAACGACTTACGCCTCAATGAAATGGCGACTGGCGACCAGTCGGGATCATGGGGAACAGTCACAAACCTAAACTTGGAAATGATTGCAGAGGCATTTGCTTACGGCACTGAAGCTATTGCGAATGCCTCTACACATACGGTCACTGTCCCAGATGGTGCCAAGGGTGATGAACGAAGGTTCTATCTAAAATGCACAGGCGGTGGTCAGGCTTGCACAGTCACACTTGCACCAAACACCGTTTCAAAAGTTTGGATGATTGAGAATGCAACTAGCTATACTCTGACATTCACTCAAGGCTCTGGAGCCAATGTTGCAGTGCTTGCTGGTCAGGTCAAAATGATTGCCACAGATGGCGCAGGATCAGGTGCAGTAATTTATGATCTTTTGACAGATGTAAATCTGGCTGGGACAACTGTAACTGATAATTTGACAGTTAGTGGAAACATTGATGTAGATGGCACAACCAATCTTGATGCTGTTGATATTGATGGCGCAGTTCAGCTAGACGCCACTTTTACTGTAGGTGCTAACGACCAAGGCTATGACGTTACCTTGCACGGCGATACGGCTGCTAGGAATGTTGTTTGGGATAGTAGTGCTAATGCACTTATATTTTCTGATTCAACTTCTGCAAAGTTCGGAAATAACGAAGATTTGCAGATTTATCACGATGGGTCAAATTCCTATGTAGATGATGCTGGAACAGGTGGGCTAATCCTACGCGGAAATAGCAATGTTACTATAGGCAAATACACTGGCGAAACTATGGGCTTTTTTGAAGTTGATGGTGCGGTTAGCCTTTATCACGACAATGCAGTCAAAATCGCCACAACAGCCACTGGCGTAGAAGTCACTGGCGCAGCAACAGTAGGCGGTGCAGCGGTCAAAGTTGCTGGCAAAGAGACGATCTTCGTGCCAGCGATTGCTATGTACCCAAGCACAACCAATCCATGTGGTGGGCCAGAGCAAGTTGAAACAACAGCTTTGCGACCTGATTTAAAAGTTTTGGACTTTGCGGCTGATGCGGATGACTTTGCTCAATTTGCTGTAGCCATGCCTAAGTCTTGGAACGAAGGCACGATCACCTTTCAGCCTTTTTGGACAGTAACAGGCACAAACACTGGCACGGTTGCTTGGCAACTTGCTGGGGTGGCAATTACAAACGACGAAAGCATAGACACAGCTTTTGGCACTCAGGTAGCGACAACAGCACTTGCATTCTCTGGCACGTCAAATGACTTGATGGTTAGCGCAGAAAGTGGCGCAGTGACAATCGCAGGAAGCCCAGCCGCAAATGATATGTGCTTTTTCCAAATCAATCGTGACACGAGCGCAGATGATCAAACAGGTGCAGCAAGATTGTTGGGTGTAAAAATATTATTTACAACTGATGCAGCTAACGATGCATAGGAGGAAAAATGACTGGCTTTGGATTTAATGTTTTAGGATTTGGGTCAGGCGGTGGTGGGCCTGTTACGCTTGAGACAGAAGCATTGATAAACTCCCAGCAAAACAGGCAAAATGTTCTTACCTCTGATTTTATCAGCACTGGTGGCACACTAATCATCCCCACTGACTTTTGGGTTTGGGGCACCTCCACAGGCACTGCTGGATTGCGGATAGACACTCCCGACTGCACAATTGAAAATTACGGGAAAATTGTCGGAAGAGGTGGTGGTGGCAATGGCGGCAATGCAATAGAAATAATGTCTAGCACCACTGGTGTAACTATAATAAATGCTTCTGGAAGTTACATTGCTGGCGGTGGCGGCAGTGGCGGTGGCGGCAACTGCGGTGGTCAAGGTGGCGGTGCTGGCGGTGGCAATGGCAATGGCCAAGCGCAACTTAATTCGACAGGTCGAGCTGGCAACGCAGGATATGGTGGCGGTGGCGGTGGCGGCGGCGCAGGAGGTGGTGGCTCTGCTTATGTCATTAACTGGGCTGCTGGTGGATATTGCGGGACTAGCACTGCTGGTGGGGGATACATTCTTCCTGGCTCTGGTGGCGGTGGTGGATCGTACTCTGGCTCTGGTGGCAGTGGCGGTGGTGGCGGTGGTGGTGCAAGCAATTATACTTACGGTGCTGGCGGTGGCGGTGGCTGGGGTGCATCTGGAGGTGTTTCTCAAACAGGCAATGGTTCTGGCGGCAAAGCCATACAACCTAATGGTCAAAGCTACACACTCAGCAATAGTGGAACGACTTACGGAGCGACATCATGACTGAATACACCACTAGGTATCTTTGGAACATGACAATGTACACAAGTGAACAAGATGCTCAGACAGCAGCAGCAAAATTTGTTTCTGAGTTTAACACAAACTTTTTGTCTTATTGTGAGATACACATTGTCGAGCCTGATGTTAAAAAATACAATGCATTAATCATCAATCCAGCAAACAAATTAACAACTCACCCTAAAGACCTTGCTGATGATGATCCAAGATATTTCAACCTTTCTTCTGTTGAAGATGGAGATACTTATACGGGGATAAGAGCAGTCGCAGTAAAAAGAATACATAAAGAGCAATATGAAAGGTATGTGAGTTTGAGAAATTTAAAACAAATAGTTAAAACGACTTTCCCTGCGAGGCTGGTTGACAACGACAATCAAGCGTTAAGAGATGGGGAGCATTCAAACCAAGAAATGATTGGCGTAACAGCTCAATTCAACTATGGCTGATATGGAGGAGCGCGTATCTGCGCTGGAAAAAGAAATGGCATCTCTTCAAACCGAAGTGAGAATACAATTTAAAGAGTTGTTCACCAGAGTAAAGAGAGTCGAGGCTATCATGATTGGTGCTAGTGCTGCGATAATCATGATGTTGATAACTGTGCTAACAAAGATGGGGTGAGAGCATGACTATGGAAAAGTTTTTGGCATGGAAAATTATGCCTCGATTCATGATGTTGGTGATGACGGTTATGTACATTCGTGTGATTGAGTGGTTCATGTCTCT